GTATAGCTTGTTTGCCTTGAGCATTGTGGCGCAAAAGTCACGTGTGTTATCTTGAAGACTGCCGGAATACCTGTATCTTACATAGAATTTTCGGCCATCAATCTTATCATCCTGTACACTCTTGCTATTTGGTTTGGCCTTACCTGTCGAAGTAAGTTCAATTTTGCTGATATTATTGGTGTCTTCATCATCATCATCGTATGAAACCTCATACTTATCAATCAGCACCCAATCATTATCATTATCCTCACCCAATTTTACCAACTCATTGGCAAATTCTTCGTTTAAATGCATTTTACAGCACTCACCTTCAGTTTTGGCCATTGATACAGGTTGAGCCGCATTAGGTGAAATTTGCGTGGTTTCTGTTTGAATTTCGGCCTGTTTAAGTGGGGTGTTTGGGATGACTGAAACGGTGATGCCGGTCATCTCAAAAGTGAGGATTTCAGTGAACGCACGCGCCAACATCCGCTGTGCCGGTTCAATGACTTGGTTGGTGAAAATCTCCAACCCTATTGCCATTTCATCTTTATTGCTTCCAAACCCACCGCCCACGTCACGGATACCAAATATCAGTGGCGTAACCACACGATGCGCGGTCATTACCTCAGTTCTTGATGTATCGGTCAAGTATTCATACAACTTGTCTGCATCATTCAATGGAAACGGTGTGATATCCGGCTTTGTCGCGCCTTCTTCATTGAAGGTCATGATGAATTTACCGGCATTTCGTGCGCCGCTCATTTTTCGCTCCCAATCATTCATCATATTCCGTTGGGTGTCGGGGTCAACTTGGCCGTTGTAAAAGTTGATAATGAATGACGGGAACAGGCCGTTGGAAATTCCGTTGACATGGAAAATTCCTATCTGCTTGGATAGTTCAATGTAATTCACCGCTGACCAATAATCCGGTCGTGGGTACGTCTGACCACTTGTAGGCCTGAAATACCAATAAACTTGGCGTGGTTCAGTGGCTGATTTTATTGTATTGAAGCGTGGGATGAAGCAAGGCTTGTTTTTTTTCTTTCGTGTGTCTGACCAATCATTTGACTGATAAATACCCACGCACATTTCATCATCCGTTTCCACGGCCACCCGGCACTCCTCATAGGGCAAGTGATTTAGCTTGGCAATTCCACGCCGGTCAACAGTGTAGATGACTTCAACGTAGAACCCACCGAACTTTTTGAGGTCATGAGCGCACAACGAATACACGTCATATACACCCAAAGCATCAACGCGCTGTTGGTAGTTACCGGCATTCAGATTTTTACCGGCAATCATATCACCAATTGATATGCAAAGTGCGCCGTGAATTGGTGAAGTTTCTGATAATTCGCGCAGATACTGCGGAAACAAGTTGTCGTCACCAAATCGTACATACCCTGCCCTGTCCACCTTTTCAGATGCGGACACCGGTGTGTAGTCGCTCAACGCAAGCGGCAGTATGTTGGTTCTATTGGGGGTTGTTGATGATGTCATTTGACAAAGTTATTGATGGAACTTCATAGTACTGTGTAGAATCTGTCAAAACTAACCAACCCTGCTCAACTATTCCAACAACTGATGGACTTTCGGGGTTAAGATTCACCGCGCTGTTCTGCCCGTACACATAATACCGATACCATCCAACCAAAGGCAACCCAACTGTTGACAGAGTCACGTAATTGGCGCGCTGTGTTTCACTAAGCACTGTTAAAACCTGAGATTTTGACGCACCAACTGAACTTTTTTCCTCGTGAACAAGGATGAACAGGTAGTGTGTAAAATCCGGCAAGAACTGACGTGCCTCAGCCAATGTAAACACGGCATTCTGATTCGGTGTATTAGCAAATAGTACAGTCATATCAATAGAAAAGGTGAGCACAATGCGCCCACCTTTGCAAATTTAGTTGTTCTCAATGCGTTTTTTTACACGGTGAACGGCGGTTCAATGGTAATTCCTGCAAAATTGTCAAACGGATTGTCGCCCGGTGTGTACTGAAGCAGGAAGTATGGTTGATGCGGTTCTTCTGCTGTAATAGTCAACTGATAGCCGTTCAAATCACCTTTAGCCTTGCCTGTTCCAAATGTTCCGGCAGTCAAAAACGCTCCATCAGTCAATCCTACACACAAAATTTGGTCATCGTACATGCGTACAAAGGCAATAACCTTTGCTTTCGCCAACATTTCGATGTTTTTGCGCTTGGTGTTGTCCAATTTACCCAAGGTCATCTCAATGGCTTGCACATAGTACAATGTGCCATTTTCAAGGTTTGGGGTTGGTGTTACCGTGAGCGCACCTGTGTTTCGGTTTGGTTGGTATCTGAATAGGGTTGCAGTAGGCAACACGTTGATGATATCATCAATAGTCAATGTTACACCGGATTCAAAGTAATACCAATTGGTGAGGTAAATTTCTTTGACGCCGCCAACACCCTCGTTACATTCAAGGGTCACACCCGACAGTATATCACAATCACTTGCCATGTTAATTCAGTTTTTTATGGTTATTACAACAATTTACTTGTTCAATTAGAACCAAGTGCTGTACGCAACAATCTCAGAACCGATACCGTGCTGCGCTCCGGCAAAGAATTTCATCGAGAAGCGGAAATTGTCCTCGCCAAACTGTGTCATATCAGCAATTTGGACGTTGTTCCAATCGGCTAACACATTCGTACCAAACCAAAGGTTGGATTTGCGCGCAGCAACTACTGTTGAAGATGGCATACCCGGACATACTGCGATGTCAAACAATCCCATATACTTCTGAGGTACAGGTTGTCCACCATACGCGTACCATCCATTTCCGGCAGCCATTGAGGCGTTCATGAACGCTTCCCAAGATGCCGGGTCAATGTAAATAATGGGCTTTTCATTGGCGTACTTAACAGCAGTTGGTACTTGAGCTATGATAGACTCAAGGGTTGCGAACACGTTTGCCTTAGTGATAGCAACCGCAGACGGCTTGATTACAGTAGCATCCGCATCAAATCCGGTCAAGAACCCATCATACTCTGTTGTAGGGTTTGCCGTTCCGTTGCCCGTCCAAATCATGTTCTCGTTGGCTTGAGCAACTCCTTCAAGCATATTGGCAAGCAACGCATCAACCATAGCCGGTTCCAAGTTGCCGTTCTGCACGTCACCGGCAGCCCAATCATTCAAAAATGTGTTCAGACACAACTCTTGGTGAATGCTAAATTTCTTTAGTGTCAGCCAACGCTCAGTTACTGCGACCGTGCCGGTTGGATTCCATGCGCAGGATGGCGCGCCGAATGAAATGTCGTCAACCAATTTCTTTACTACAGCACGCCACTCAATGTTTTCTTTGAGTGTTACGTTCTGCACAGTATCGTTTGCCTTGAAAGCGGCACGGATAAACTCACCGGCATACTTACCGGCATAGGAAACAGTGTTCGTTACAGTAGTTGCCATGTGTTATTGATTATTTAAGTTGAATTGAATGCGTTCTTTGATAGTCATGTTGTCAAATGACTTGTTAGGAGTGGCAGGTGCGGTTTTACTTACAACTGCTTCCACACGTTCTTTGACACTTCCAACGGCAGGCTGTTTGCTGATTGCCGAAAGTTGTGTCTTTAATGTGTTTATAGTTGTCAGATGCTCTGAAGTGTTGGTCTTTGCATCGTTTAGTTGAGAACCCAACGAAACATTGGCGTTTTCAAGGTCTGTGATGCGTGCTGATAGTGATTCTACCACTTTCATCCAATCTTCTGCGCTCATTGCTTCTTCAGCGGCTGCGACCGGCCTGATTTCAGCAACCAATCCATCCGCGCCCACCATCAATACTGAACCGTCTTCCAACGCGTATTCACCCGCAGGTGCAGGTACAGGGTTGCCTGTTTCATCAAGCACATAAATGTCCACGCCGGCTGTCCACGCGTCTGCTGACGTGTAGAGCATTGTTCCGTCTGCTGTTTTCGCTTCTGCGGACAACTTAATGTCCTGCGATAGTTGTATGCCTAACTGAGAAGGCTCCACGCCAAACTTGTTAAGAATGGCAACTAAGCGGTTTTTGTATGTTGAACCCATGATTCTGTTGGATATTTTCAATAGAAACGGGGCGTTTTCATTTTTCCGCAATGAACACACAAAATTTTGTTTATTTCGATGATTGCGTGTACGGCTGATTCGATACCCATCTCAAGGGTTGAGCGTCAAAATTTGAGTGGCTAAAATCGATTTTTGAGGTGTTTACAGGCACGTGTCGATACCGGAATGGGGATGGCCTAAAAAATGAAAAACCGTGTAAAGCCATTGCCCACACGGTTTTTGCTAACAAAACTTTATCATATCACTGACGAGGCAACAAAGATAACAACTTTGATATCTCAATCAAAGCACCTTCTACACGTGTATCAAGAGAATTGTCATTTGAAAATGCTGCCCTGCTCAGTAAAACTTGCTCAAAACGGCCTTCAATACTGAATCCGGTCACACTTTTGTCCATCACCTTGCTCCATAACTGCTCATCATGAACCTTTACACCTATCATCCAAGTTCCAACCGGTACATCCATTCCAAACGCGCGTGATTTGTCCTGCTCTGATTCTACAAGCCAACTCTCAACCACAGTACATCCGTTGATTGGAACTATATGCTCATAAGTGTGGTCATGGTGGTGATTCTGTTGCAGGAACATGTGCGCGCACTTTTCAATAGTCGGTTGGTCAAAGAATACATAGTATTCTTCATTTTTGTCCTTGTCATACCGGTAAATTTTCTTGTCCGGTACAAGTGCCGCGCCGTACAGCATTTTGCGCTCTGCCTGTACTTCTGATAGTTTCATGTCGGCAAGTGCCACCCACCGTTCTTCAATAGCAGGTGATTGTACAAGTCCTATGGCGTATACACCCAACTGTCCGTTGTCGTCAACCACGCATTTCAATAGTTTCTTTGCTTCCATTTCGCTTATTTGTTGCTTGTTATGTGCTTTGATTTATTCGCTTGCTAATTTACCCAACTCTTGCCAATCTTTCAACTTTGTCACGCGCATCGTTGGCATTCTTTACATCACCTGAGAGGACGTATGATGGCCTCATCTGTTCCGGTCTGTTGTTCAAGAAACCCAAGTTGAGGTTTGCCGCTTGAGGTACAGACTCTCCACCGCCACCACCACCGCCGGATACTGATGGGGGTGGACTTGAACCGCCCGGTGGCTCACTACCTGCTGCGTATTCTGTCTTGCGAATAGATGCAACCTGCGCAAGTCCTGATGCTACTGCCGCACCTGCTGCGATTGCGGCACGTATTGGAGCATCCGGTGATGGAACTGTCAACTGTGATGCGTATGCGGCTGTGGCTGATTGATAAGTTTGTATCAACGCTTGCGCTATCTGCAACGCCTTATTGCGTTTGAACGAACGCTTGCGGTCGCGTTCACTGCTACCTGCAAAGGCTTCATTTAACGAACTCAACGCACCTATCATACTTGATGCTGTTCCGATACGCGCGTTGGCAATTTCTTCAGCGCGTGCCTTGTCTTTTTCAGCCTGTTCAGCGTCCTTGGCTTCCTTCTCTGTCCTGTATTTGTCATTAATTTCTTTGACTTGACCTTCATAAACTTCAGTCAGAGCAGCAGTATCATAACCTTGTTGCTCTAAAACAGCAGATTCTTCAAAGTATTTGGTGCGCAATGCGTCCAAGTCTACTTGCTGTTGTGTCATCTTAGAAAGTCTCAAGTCCTCATCGGCACGCTCTGACAAGGTCATAGCTTCCATTGCCGCTTCCTGACGCAATTTATTTGCCTCAGCGTTGGCGTTTGCTATCACCTTCAGCCGGTCTGCTTCAGCATCCGCAGTGATTTTTGTTTTTTCCGCTTCCCATAGCTTGGTCAATTCAGCAGTCTGTGTAGCGTTGCCCTGTGCCTTGGCCAACAGTTCTGTGTACTTCAACTCAACCGCACGTAGTTCTTTGTCTGTAGCGGACAGGGTTTGTTGATACTGTTCCTCTTTCAGTTTGGCAATAGCATCAGCAATCTCTTGCTCTTTTTTTAACCTTTCCTCATTAGCCTTGGCGTTAGCCGTATTGCGGTCATCTCTTGCCTTGTTCTCATCAGCAGTAATTTTGTTTTCAATTCCGGCCTTCTGATTTTTCAAGGCTGTTAACGCTCTTTCACTTTCTTTCAATGTCTTATCACCCTCAGCCGCGACAGCAGCCGGGTCAAAGAGCAGTTTGGCCACACTATCATTTAGACCGGCTTGTAGACTACCAATGCTTGCATACGTTTCATCGCTGATGACACCTACTGCGTTGAGGCCGGCAATCACTTGGTCAACACTGTACAAAAGAATCTGTAAGGGCGCAGTCAAGAACATGAGTATGCCTTTCAAAATATCGGCGTTGCGCTTGGCCGCAGCCACCTGCGCGTCCTTTTGTGTCTTCTGTGTCTGTATAACAATCTCTTGCTCCGTAATGGCTGTAGTGAGTGCGTTGAGCTTCATCTGTTGTATTTCCTTCTCTGTCTTGCCCTGCTGTTTGAGAATTTCCTCTTGCGCGCTGACTGCGTCTACTTGCTCCTTAGCAAGCGCAGCCTTCTCTTGCTGTGCTTTGAGTTGCTTTTCATCCTCACCACTTACGCCGTCCATCAGCGACAACAACTCATCGGAATACGCAACGATGCCGCCAATGGCAGCTACAAGCAAAAAGATAGGATTGGTCAGCAATGCCTTGCCAAGTGAACCCAAACCACCTATCATTGACTTGATACCGCCACTAAACTCAGAAAATGAAACGGACTTGAGATTGCCGGCCATACCGCGTAGTGCTGAACCAACGCCCTCAAAGTCAAGATTGGCCAACCTGCCACCAAGTAGCTGAGCATTGCCGCTGAGTCCTTCAAATGCGTTACCGGCATTGGCGCGCGCGGCCTCAGCAGCGTCACCCATTTGGTCTTTCAACCTACCCATCTGTCTTGATAGCTTCTCAAATTCCTCAGTGTTTGGGTCAAGTTGCTCCAACTCTCTTTGCATTGTCTTGTATTGCTTGCGCAGATTCACCACGCTACTTGCGTTGGCGTTCACCGCACCGCTCAGGTCATTGAGATTTTTCTCTGCGCTACCTGTGTCAACGTCAATTTTGACGCCTATGCTTTCATCAGCCATGATTGATTAGTTTGTAGGTTAGGAATAAAATGATGAGCCAACCACCGTACATGCTTGCGTACTTCAACAACCGGTAAAGTTGTAATCGCCGGCCTGTAAGCAATCTGCTTGGTTCTGTTGTGCGTACACCCAATTTAATGAGCGACAATGTTCCGGAAATGATGTTTGTATCAGTGTTCATCGCGTCTGTGTATAATCAATGCCTAATGTAATGTTCAGAGCCGGTGTTGGGTACGTGTTAGGCGTTGCGCCTATGTCGTCAAGTCTTACATACAGCGTGAACTCACCGGGGTTGGTAATCAAATTTATTACAGGTGTTACACGCCATTCGCCACCTGCCCAATCATCTTCACTGACCATTACAGGTGTTGATGCGTCCAATGTACCGCCCTTGTTGTTCAGTACAAACGTCCAATAACTTGTCACCCAAAATCCTTGCGTATCTGAGGCAATCACGGTGGCGCGACATATCCACGTTGTATCCTCAGGCAGTACCAACCGCTTGAGGATTGAACCACCAAAACTTACTTGAATTTGAACGCCTGTTGCTGCAAAAATTGTTTTATTTCCAAGCAATACCGAACCGGATTGAATTGAACCAATGTTACCTACTGAACCACGTGTTCCACCACCGAAATGATTGCCTGTGTTTACAACCTTGGCGTCACTTCCAAAGATAGACAAACCTGTGCCGGCGTTGGATACCTCATGCCTGCGTCCTATCATAATTGATTGGAATAGTGGGGTGTCCACCTTAAATGATTCGCCGATTATTACTGAGCCTGATGGCGTTATGTCGAACTTGCTATTTTCAGTTCGCACTAAGTCAAATGGTTTTACAAGTGGTTTGGTGATATCGGTCAGTACATTTTCGTACCTAACACCATCAGCCGCAGCATTAGTACCACCGGCAACTTGCCCAAAGCATTTACTCTTCTGCTCTGACCAACTCAATCCAAGTTGGTCGCAACAGTCTTGTGTGCCTACAACAGGGTTGCCATCTCCATCCACCCAATTTAAACTGCCATCCCTATTTGATGAAATCGGAATTGCTTGGCAGCGTTGGACAGGATTGATAACCTTCATGAATGTTACCTTGGTAGGCATGTCAGCACCGTGTTTGTAGTCGGTGATTTTCGTGATACGCCAATAACATCCAAAAAACCAATAGTAATTTTTGAATGAAAATTCCAACACATCCGTTGTATCCATCATTACAAACGCCTCCAATATGCGTGCGCGTTTGCTGTATATCTCGTCAAAAAATGCGCGCCAATACACATTGAATAGGTTATTCACCGGATTGGTAATGATGTTAAACAGTGGTGTTTCCGGCGCAAAATTGAGGTCGCTGTCTGAATAGTCTGCGTATGTAGTGCTGTAGTGATTGAGTAGTCTGAACCAAGTTCCGTCTGTACGATAGTAAGTGTCTGCCCAATACAACGCTCTGAGTCCGGGTGGTACATACTTGTTTGCGCTATCCACAAAACGAGGCATCACCGCCGCTGTTCCCGGAAAGGCATTACAGGGTGTTGCTATTGCCGTGAGTTGTACTTTGTACTCGCCGGTGGCAAATAGGTGAGGTGTGTCAGTTGCGGTTTCAGTATAGCCAACTACTTGATAACTACCATACACTCTATTGCCAACCGATACATATGTTTGATTGCCAATGTCCTTTCCATCCTTGTAGGACATGGTCAACTGCTGATTCAACTCGTCAGATGGTGTAGACATCGTGTAATCTTTGTCAATTACAATCTTATCAGTCCAATCAATAGTTTCACCCGTTCCAAGGTAGTCAATCATTGGAGCAATGTTGATTTGATTCGGTATGAGTTTATCACCCTCAATGACGCAGTTAAACATTTTTAGCACATCAGATACAAAGTCAATCTGATTCACATCCGGCGCACTTTCTTGCATATCCACAGGATATGGCAAGTTGCCAAGCGCAAAAGTGTTGATTGATACAAGTTCCCAACCCGTTCCAACAAACCCTGTTGATGCCCCGGCATACATTTTAATTGTATTGCCTCCACCAACTCCCAATGAATCTGAGAATTTTAGAAAGAAAAACACCTTGCTGCCTGCCTCCAAGAAGTAACCATCACCCATGCCCGGTTGTCTGACTGCGTATACTTGCGCCCTATGAAAATAAGTTCCGGCACTGTTGGCAGCTATGGAAACTGTGTTAGCGGTTGCCGCACTTTGTATGAAGTAGTCACCATTTGGTCGTTGTATGAGTAATGAAAGCGTGACCGTGGTGCTGTCTGTTCTATCCCAATCCCAAGTAGCCCACAAATCAAACAGGAAAAATCCATCGTATGGCGCAGTGTAATAGCTGAACCCGTTGTTTGGGCCGATGTTATTGCTGTACGCGTTCAACACGTCTACCACCTCAAGCCAAGGTGTGATAGGCGAAGGTGGCACAGAAGGGCCATAACCCGGATATATGCCATCCCATCCCCAACCATAGTCGTCACCCCAATACACAAACCCACGCGGATAATCATCTGTAAAATTCACAACTGCGCGAAATGCGATTGCTGAGTTGTTGTACGCGAATGGCCTATTGCCCAACCATGGCGCCCAAATATCACCAAGAATAGCAAGCAGTTCCGGCGCGTTCAAAGTGAACCCTGCTTCCTCAACCACTGACTTTAACAGCCAATCCCAACGTACACTTGGTGACTGTTTAATTGCTAATGATGGCTCTGATGTATTTAGTTCGGACACTTGAAGGTCATTATCACTGCCTCTATCAATCATTGAGTACAGCACATACTCGTTTGGCTGTGTGTCTATGTACGTTTGGTCAAGGTCATGATTCAAGTCTTGCAACGCGTCCAAGTCAACGAATTTCTTGCCGCGTAAAAGTGTGAACAAGTCAGGCACATCCGTGTAGAACGTCACCTCAGCATCGGCACGAACGTCTGACTGAGTCACAATTTTGTTTACGCGCAAAAATCCGCGCACCAACGGCAACTCATCAACTAAGATTACAGCATTGTTCTTTGAGTCAAAAATATCTGTGTTTCCGGGTGAATACGTGGTATATGGCGCGTGGTCCAACAACGCCTGATTGAGTTCCGTCATTGGGATGCGAAACTCACGTGTGTAGCCGGCACGTGATTGAAAGTTACTGATGCTCTTAAATTCCCAATTCTGACTGATGGTTTCATCCGGATACAAGTCCAAACGCGCTGTTTCCGTTGGCACTCCACCTATCCAAGTGATGTATGAGGTCTTGATTACTTGTCCGGTTGTTTGAAGTGGGTCGTACACTAATGTGGCCTCATCAGTAACTCCGCAATTTGCCGTGAGACTCGAATAAGTTGTAAGCACAGCAGGACCAAGGTTCAAACCTGCTTTGGTGAAACAAGTTACAGTTAAACCACCACTTGATTGAATTGTGTCTAACAGTAGCTGTGCTTGCTCACAATTCCAATTCAGTGAACTTGCCGCACTAATGTACATCTTGTTGATTGCAGTGTTTACATTATCCGGTTCACTGAGATACTGCGTGTACAATGTTACACCTGTACCGCCTTTGGTGATTAGTATGGATACTTTACCCGTCATGACCAATAAGGTTGAGCGATTTTTATTGTAAAAGTCACATTGACCAACTTGCCGTTGCGTGCGCGCCGTTCTAAGAACTGTACATCTTCAACAGAACACGGGATGTTTCCGCCGGCTGTTGTGATAAGACTGACCTGATTGGACACAAACAAACTGCGTAATGCTTCATACTCTGACTCTTGAACCCAATCACTCGTCACCGACAATGTACGTTCCACAAGGGTTGGCCTATCAACGAGTGTACGTCTGTTGGTAGCGTGGACATTTCCCGTACCATCGAACACCGTGCGTTCAAACCGCTTGCGGTCTATCTGATTGGTGTACTCGTTTTTCTTAATGAAGTTCCAATAAGTCCAACCGGCCTTTGAGCCAATCCACCCCAAGCGCACACGGTCGTGGTTACAATCGGATTGTCCATAGCGTTCAGCATTGTAAAATACATACTTGCGAGATTTGGGCAGGTTAGTTTTTGTTTTATACTGCACTGTATAGAACATCCAATTTGAGTAGTTAGCAGGTGGTACAACATTCGGGTTAGTTGCCTCAGCTAAGTTGCCCGGAAACACACCAACATGAATGATTCGGTTGTCCGGTGATGATGTGGCCGGGTCATATGTCCAAGTAAATGTGGAATACGTAGCCACATCCCCTACATACAAAACAAATTGTATCAGGTCTGCCGTATTGGTATTAAGGCCTGTTTTACCGTCCCATGGCGTTGTAAAGACACCATAATCATCAAGAAAGCAAGGTATGGCTACCACTTTGCCTGCTACTGCTGCGAATGGCATACTGTCCTTGTAGTACCACGTGTGCGTTTCTGTATTAAGGTCGTTCATTACAAGCGACTGATTGTTGGCTAACGCAAAACGTGTTTCCGGATTTGGCTTGTATCCGTCAGTGATTTGATAATATCCATTCACTACAAGCACATCAGAATCAGCACCTTCATCTAACTCAGTTAGCACGCCGGCCTGTAACCACCAACCACTTACACGGATTCCATACGTTCTGAACCCGTTGCCCTCCGGTTCAGATGCGAAAGCATCGCAACCGATGTCGTGTAAACCCACCTGCGGCTCAAAATTTCGCAAGTAAACAAGTGGAGCCAAGTCGAAATACAACCGCTCATCTTGAGGTGCTTTATCGCACAGAAAATTGTAAATTTTGCCATTGCTGTTATCCGTCACAGTTACGCCGTACTTGAAACCGGGTTGTGTGGTGTCCGTGGACTTAGCGATGACCATGAGTTTTTGATTGCGTACTGACCACTCATCCGGAAAGTCTTCAATTGTAATTGCCATTGTAGTTGTTATTTGGTGATGTACTTGTCGGCTTTCAGTTGAGATAGCACAGCAGTTTTAACCCCAAGTGCCAACTTTTTTTTGTATTGTGGGGCAACGAAACTCACGGCGTCACGCATGTAGTGTATACCCTCAATTCCGTTGCGACCAATACTGCGCGCAATCACATAGGCCAACTGATTCCATTCCTTGTCAGTTGCGCGTGTCTTGGTTTTACTGCGTTTGTTCTTCAATACAAGTTTCGGTTGTTTCTTGAAACGCCCACGGTCATCACGCATCTGAATGCCTTTGACTTTCAACCACTTGAGAATCGGCGCAACCGGTGGTGGTTTTGAGCCGGGTGTCCTGCCTTCTTCAATCACGTCTGCGTAGTCACGGGTGGACTTCTGCTTGGTGGTGAATATCACCTGCATAGTTGCCCCACGTTTCCACAATCGGTATGTAAGGTCATTTTGTAAAGTGCCTGTTGCTACACGTCTTGCTTGCTTGCCGCGAATGGTTCGCTTGAGTCCTATGTTAATTTTGGCTTGAGCAAGTACAGCAACAGCATATTCTTCAAGTGCAGCACGATATGCTGACCTGTCATTGTTGAATATATCACCAAGTTGCGCCATTAGTTTACACGAAATGCACGCAGATATGAGCCGCGTGGCGTAAATGAAATAGTTGCCCCACCGTTAACTGCTGCTAATACCAATGTTAGAGAAGTTGTTGAGTTAGCCACTACATCGCAATATCCACGAAATATGGTTGGGGCAATAGCACTGCGCGCTATATCACTTGCAAAGTATGGCGTGTTAGACGGATATATGCTGCCACTGCCTATGGAGAGTGCATGTAAACTGCGAAAGGATATTTCAGATGCGCTGCCTTCAAAGCTGCCGTGGAAATTTATGATGCTGCCTGACCATGTAAAACCAACACGACCGCCGCCAGTTGGGTTGAAAGTTGGTGCTAACATCCAACAAGCCTCAATGTAATAGGTGCGGTCACTTGTCGTAGATGGTAAAGATAGTGATATGTTACACGAAGTGGCAGATGTAGCACCAACATTAATGGCTGTGACAGACGTACCACGTGTCATTAACATTGGAAGACTGACGCTGTTTAACTGCGTCTGTATGGCACTTGTGACTCCGTCAAGGTATCCGAACTCTGTATTGTTCACTGTACCACTGCCTATCTTGGCCGCGTCAATACTTGATGGTAAGTCAGACGCTACTAATGGTGTACTGCTTGTAATAAGACCTTTGCTGTCGTATGTAACCTTTGTAGCAGTTGTGCCGGCGATGGGCGCGTTTGCTACAACTCTTTGCGATAATTGTGTTTGTATGTTAGCGGTTGTGCCATCTAAATAGTCAAACTCCGCATTGCTTACCGAACCACTTCCAATTTTTGTTGCATCTAAATTGGGTATCTGAGATTGAGTAAGTGCCTGATGCTGCCATTTAGCAGGTGAACCGCCGTACACCCACACGTCATTCGCAGTAGGAGTGCCGGATTGAAAGTCAACACCGTGAACCCTGTGTACAGTTGGGTTGGGGTATGTGCCTTGTAAGTCGCCACCTGCTGTACCGCTTGGTGGAAGTGCGGTTGGCTTGTTTAGTATTTCTGCTACACCGCTTGCCGCGTTCCAATCGGAGTTAACTTGCGCATCAGGAATGGTTGGTTTATTCAGGATTTCAGACACACCTGATACTGCATTCCAATCCGAATTCACTTGCGGCGGCACATCACTAATGGTGATAAATCCGCTGTCATTCGTTAACTCACTTGTAACCGTTGGAATGGGAGGGATATCAGCAGACGTAATGAATGCCGAATCATTAGTCAGTTGACTTGTTAATGTTGGTATGGTTGGTTTATTGAGAATCTGAGCCAATCCGCTCGCGGCATTCCAATCGGAATTGACTTGAGCCGCGGGAATAGTTGGCTTATTCAATATCTGAGCAAGGCCCGAACTCGCATTCCAATCGGAGTTGACCTGTGCCGCAGGAATAATTGGTTTATTCAAGATTTGAGAAACACCGCTCACGCTATTCCAATCAGAGTTGACTTGGGAAGCAGGTATGGTGGGCTTGTTTTTGATGTAGTCAAGTGCTGATGTGTTCGATTGTTTCCAATCGCTCTGTATTTGTGGTGATGGAATGTTTGGCTTGTTTAGTATCTGTGACAGGCCTGATGACGAGTTCCAATCACTGTTGACTTGTGCTGCCGGTATTGTAGGTTGATTTGTCAAGTCTGCGTAGTCACCTGAAAAAGCAACATCCGATAAACTTGATACATCGGCCTTCTCATTAAACCACAATGCGAGGTCAAGTTGGTCTGCTATATTTCCAACTATATTGCCCCATGAGATAGTACCAACTGTACTGACCAACTGTACGCGGCCATCACCCAAGTCAGTCACTTGTATTCCTGCACCATCTACGAGGTCAAGTACATTCTGAACCGCATTGGGAGTGCTGTTGGTCTTCAACAGAAGCGTGGATGGAACAACCGGTGGTATGGGTGACGAGGGTATAAATGGTGCGCTAAATGATGCCGGAATATCGCATGCTGACCAATTCCATGGAAAGGTCAACCCGAATGAAACAGCAGCACCCGAAAGTGTGTGCTTGTACTCCATAAGGAACGGCTCAATCAACGGCACGCTGTCGAGTTCAACGTCATAGCCGAACACGTTGTAACCATTCCTGATTTCCGCAAGCAAGTCCTCAATGAGTTGGATACAATCACTGACTACTTCACGTTGGTAGCGTGACTTGTCCTCTACACTGCGTGGTAGGTCAGCAAACACGATGGTTAACCGGAATGTTCGACTGCCCACGCCGGTCTGAACACCGGTCAAAATGCTGTGCATCAATGGATATTCCGGTGCTTGAGACAGGTCAATGTCCTTGCTTTCACCATAGGTGTATGACCGGATGATAGAGTGAGCCTGTGCAAAATATGCTAAACGCTCGACAACTGTGTTATAGGTTACTTGATTAAACATGCTTATTGAGTGCTTTGATTTTTTGTTTTTCCGCTTGTACCCAATCCTTCATGTAGGTCAAGTGCGTTAACACCCTTGTAACCTTCATCTGAATGATATCGTCAAACCGTGTAATGTCCCGGTCAGCCAAACTTTCTATCACGTCAAGCCACCCGTACCTACTGAGGTCTGTACTGAGTCTGATTCCGCTATCATCTCCATCGCTGTCCTGTTCAAAGACTCTACTGAATTTTTGTACAAGTTTGTTGCGATAGTCGAAAAAAAAACCAACGCCCCGTTGACCAACCCCATATTCATTTGGAGTATCTCAGGCATGTACTTGTCTACATCCCCTGAATCGTATGGCTTAATGGTGTACAGTTCTCCAAGTTTGTCCTGTACCGGTCTGAAAAGCACCGCCATGAGTTTGGGCAGTGCTGTGTAATCTATGTCATCACCCTTCCATATGCTTTTCGCATACGTGTCCGCATCTACATATTCCGCAAGTGTTACTGAATTCAAATCCGGAATGAACCCAAGCCGTTGCCCACCGATTACAAACGTATGACGCATCATTGGCGTACCTGTCACGCATGCTTCTTCAAACTGCGCACAGATAGCGTCAATGCCGGCTACTTGAAATTGGTCTACCACCTTGCGGCTACAGCCGGTTGCGACCATGACGCGCTCTGTGTCTCCAATAGCGTTGTGATAGTCAACATACTGTTTTAAGGTAATGCTGTTGTATGTGGCTGCTACTTGTACTTTCATAGAGCAAATGTAACAGGTTACAACGTGTTACAACTTAGAAACGGAATCATGTTCTCAATTCCGACACGCCTGTCACAGGTTGCCGGCTATCTGAATAACAGGCCTGCCTTCTTCACCTGTAATCTCTGTGCGTTCAACGTATCCTCTGCGCTTGCCCTTGGTTTTCAAGTAGAATATAGTTGATGCTGTGTCCCCGTTGGCGATTAGTTGATGCAAGTGCGTCTCAGCGAAATCAATGGCCATCTCTGCCAAGGCTTCAACTGACTTTCGATAGTCCTCATCTTCCTTCATCCACAAGTAGTGGGTGGTTCGGTCTATGCCTGTAGTCCGCGCTGCTGTAGTTACAACACCAAGAGACTTTTCAAGAGCATCAAGCATTGCTCGCTTCCTGAGTTCTGTGTTCATTCGTGTTCTGTTTTACGTTGTCGGCTTCACGCTGCCATGCCCCGAATGTGCGTTGAGCCTGTTTCTTAATTAAGTGGGGTATGTTATTCCTGTATAGGCCAACCCTATGATTGGGGTGTATCGCAGCTAACTTGTCGTCTGCAGCAATATCAACATATCCGGCCTCTATCATCTTGTCATAGTCAGTGAATACGTCACTGTGCCTGTCTACATGCTTGTCAATCATGTGGTCTTGCTTACCACCGAATGAGAAGATGACTGTAAAGTTGGATGGTATATGACCCTCAGCAGTCAACTCTTTCATCATTGCCACCTCTTTAGTGTAGGCATAGAACCTCACAAGTGGCGCAGAACCCATAATATACAGCCAATCCATGGCATATCCTCTATCAAAGAAGTCACCGGCATCGTGTATTCGCACATGTTTCCCGTGGTACTTGGGTAGTGATAACTCATCAACCATCATATTTTTCCACTGTTCTCTGTGATTGAGTACAAGCAACAACTTGGAAAGGTGGGCTGTTCGCACGTTAGAGAACATGAAAGTGCCTGTCTTTGCATAGCAAAATGAAGCACACACCCCTGCGTTGGGGCATACATTGAACCTCACCCCATCAGCACCCGGCAGTGATACCCAATTAGCAGGCAGAGTCCACGCAAAAATGCCCGTTCGTTTCAGGTCTGCATTCTGAGTCAACAGCCGGCCTTTGAGTTGCTTAAATTGCACGTAATTGGTTTTTTCTGTATTCTTCATATAGTAACGGAATTTCCATGTTTTTCCCTGAGCCGATTGTGTACGCGTGACGATAACCTCACGAATGCTTGGCAGATCCACCATTTCGCGCGCGCGTTTTTATTGGGTGTCGAGTGGCGTTGATTTCCTCATTTCAATTTTGCTTGTATTTCGCATATGTTTTGCTTCATTCTTGCTTGGGATGTTTGATTAAAACAGGGTTGTTTGTCTTACACCTTGGTCAGGTGGTTACAATCTGTAACCGGTTGGGTGAGGATGACATCAATTTTGCGCAGAAAGTGGTCAATTTTTGCTTATCTCATCCTCTAATGAGTCTATGCCTGTCATTATCCGCAATCGTTGAAATTTGGCTCTAACGACACGCCGGTCAATCATCCCGGTACTTGTTCCATACTTGTATGAAGACGTCAAGCAAAGCGATGAGAATGAAGGCCGCTGACATGGCCGCTACAACAAAGAAAGTGGTGGTCATTTTTTCAAAAAGGCTTTGAGTGCATAAAATACAAGTGAATTTCGGTATCCGTTTTCACCTATGGTCTTAATTGGTGTGACGCCGTGGACATTTCGCCAAGCCGGATAAACCAACATGGACAGGTCTGCTTGTTCTATACAGGCATTGTAGTCAGGTACGAATAGCGAACCGCCCGTGCTGTTGTACCTTTTTGTGATTATCACGTTGTAGGTGTTGCGTATATTGCCGTTGTCTTGATGAAACGGTGCTGAAATGTTGTAGTTGCTGATACTTGAGGTGAATAGATTGCCGAATTTGAACCGCTCATCCACATCCTTCACAGCATTCCGTTGTATCTCAAGTATCTCAGGCTGTATTTCCGCAATAACCCGTTCACACTCGTTGGCTACAAGCAGCATTGCTTTGATAAAGTTGCGAGCTGACTTGACTCCGTGTACACTACTGATAGATGGGTATGGCCGCTTCATGTGCGGTCGTGGTGGAACTGCTCCGATGATAGTGCTAAACTGTTGTAGCTTTGCTGATGTACCATTTTCACCGGATGTTCTATTCATCCCTGACTTGGGTACTCTGTCGCTGAGAAACTCAAAGTTTGCGAGATTCACCAATTCCGACAATTTTTGCGGCATCTTCTTGATATAGAAACCCATTGGCGTAGTGCCATCCCAAAATACACTGTCCTCAATGACGTTTGGGTCAACCGCCGGGCATTTATCGGCAATCTGTACATTGTGTTTGACCGGTGTTAGGTTTATTCTGTCCATCTGTATTGCAGGTTCAATAATTAGCGTGTAATTTCTTTTGTTAGATATGCCATTACCGCGCGTACAGCCTCAGAACTATTGGCAACCGTGATGTTTGGCTTAATGTTACGCACCCTTGTCTCAATCCGTTTCAAGTGTTGAGCAGACTGCTTGCTGTTTCGCATTGACCTACCTGCTGAACCATCGTCACCTATCTTCACAATGAATGGGTTAAACATTGAGATGAACTTTTGATTCATGAATCGGTCACCCTCTGCCACGATATTCCATTCAAGTTGACGCTGAACTGACCGCAATCCCAAGAAGTCCTTGGCCACAGCCATACTCAACTTGTCACTACCTTCATACATTTCACCCGTGTACCGGCCTAAAAACACATTCTCCCCATTCTTTACAAACCATATTGAGGAAACTCTTCCAACCCCTACAGCACCCGTTGCGAGCATCAGTTGTTTTATCGCCCAAGTTTTGCCGCTTCCACACGCTCCAATTATCAGTACAGTCTTCATTCGTTGTGTTTATCAGTAAAGTTTTCATACCAAGCCACTACAAGCATGGCTCCGACAATCATTGACGCTATACAAAGTCCTATTTCGTGTAACATTCTGTAAGGTATTGATGTTCAAATGTTTCTATGCGAAACTGCCTCAGTGTTTCCCAAGCCACTCCACCTAAATGACCACGTTTTTCATAGTGTTCCAACTCCTTGTCCATTCGGTCAATGTAATAGCCAACATACCGCTTGCCCCACCGGTACTTTTTATATGCGCAGAGTGTAGTTTCAATGTCAAAGATATCACCATTGTGTGTCCGCAACAAGTCAACAAAGGCGTTGTGTAGCAACTGAGCCGTGTTTTTAGTCAGTTTCTGCTCCACCAAGTCATCCCTACCAATGGCAAAGGCAACACCGTTGCGACAACTCTCAGCCTCCATCATGTTTAGGTATGCCGGCTTGGCCGTTACATCGGTGAGTTTGTTCAATACCTGCAGGTAGTTGAATAGGCTGAACCTTCCAAAGTATTTGATTTGACTGACCTTTGCGTAAATGTCCTGCGCAGTGCGTCCTCTGAAGTAAGCACCTTGGTGTGTCTTTACCAATGACCGGTATGACTTGAAGCAGTCAATGAATTGGTCGTTGCTGCGGATACGCTGCCTGTCTGTTTGAAAAACCAAGTCCTGTTTGTACTTTGCCCACCATCGTGATAGCCGGTTAACATCCGTTCCAATGTAATCAGGAAACTCATTGTAGATGAAGAACACAGTAGGTGCGCAGTAGCACGTACCATATAGGAACGCAAGCCAATACCGCTGTTCCATCGTGAGTTCAAACCGGTTGGAAAGGTAGTTCAGACACGTTACACCGGGGTCAATGTCACCTGCCTGCCTGCTTTGATTGTGGTATTCAGTGTATGTTAAAACTGACATTGTGCTTTACATGTGGCTTGAGTTGTATTCCGGTGAGATTTGACCTTGAAAGTATGTCCTGCGTTGACGCGAAGATGGTCTGTGTTACACCGGTTGCTTGGTATAGTGGCCTGTTTTCATTTCTCAGAGCAGTCAATGTGTTGTCGGTTAACAGCAAGGCCGCGTAACTGATTGCCGGATTGCGCAAGAAAGTCTCATCATTCCACTTATCCATGAGTATGTATCCGTCATTCTCGTGTGGTATTTCGCAATCAAATGTTTCGCGCATCTCTTGTATTGACAACTGACTGATGACGCCGTTAAACGCAAGGAAATTGCGCCCGTTGGTCAAAGGTTGGTTGGTGTTAAGGTCATCCGGTGAACCGCTTGTGGAATACCGGATGTGTGCGATGAACACCGTGGGGCGTTTGGACGTCAATGAGCCAACGAAATCACCAAACCGGTTAAACTTTTGAGTGTCAAAGGTGTCGGTTGCCTTGTCGTATATGGTGTAACCAAAGCCATGAAGGCCGCGTATGCGTGAGTTGCGCAACAAAGCGTGGACAATCTCATCGTCATACTCACCGATATATCCAACTACAGCACACATCAAAGCGTATCAATCAAGGCTTTGATGAGTATTCCACCAACGTAGTCACCACGCTCACGTGCTTGCTTGACTAATTCAACCGCTTGCTCATAGTCCTCAGGTAGAAATTCAATCTGTATGGCCTTTCTTACACCCTCACCCATGTCGTCAATCTGTTTTTCCACGTCATCGTTGTCCAACATGGTGTAGTCAACCCCTGTAGGGTTGTGCCAAACGTCAACACCCCAATCACTCAACTCAGCAGTATCCCAAGTGTTTGCGAGGGCATCCCAATCCCATTCGCCAAAACTGTTGTTGTCTTTGATGATGAACTCTTTTTGTTGCTGTTCGGTCAAGTGTTCCGCAACAAGCACAGGAAGTTCTTTCAATCCGGCCTCACGGCAGGCCTTCAATCGCATGTTTCCACCCAATACGACCATATCACCGTTGACCACTATTGGCCGGATGTCCAACATTTGTGGAAACTCCTGAATGGATTTCACGAGTTGCTTGAATTTATGGTCTTTGATGACGCGTGGGTTGGTAGGGTTTGGCTTAATTTGGCCAATCGGTATGCGCTGTATGTTCATTGTGGTTATTTTTATTGTTGATTTGGTTGTTTTGCCTGTTTTAATTGTCGTTTGAACTCATCAATGATATTCCTAATGCATTCGCCGCAGTTCTTTGCGCGTCTGCCGGTCATTTTTTCAAACCATTCCTTGGTCATTGCGACATGCTCACGGGTGTAAACACCTGTAACGGGCAGTGTTTCGATGAACAACTTGAGTTCTTTGTACTCATCGTCTGATAGGTTGTGCCTGTGCCACTTGCCTAATGGGCAGGAAAAAAAGGTGTAGCGTGTCTTTTCTTCCATGTCGCAGCCACATAACCTGAACTTTTTTTTGTTCATGGTGACTAAGTTTGCTGCGTCTGCCTCATCTTTCTCAGCGTCAGTGAGGCGTTTGCCCAAGTATTTTGTGCCGCAACTGACCGTTTCTTTGCGAAAGTGCTTGCAGCTATGGCAAGTTGTTAAGCGGTGATGCCTAACTTCTTGAGGTACATTGAAAAACCACATTGTTTTTTATCTTTTTGATTGCGTTTTCAACTAATCGGTACAAGTGTTTCACCGGTATGCCTGTTTTATCACTCACTTCCTTGTAACTAAAGCCATCAAGTATGTATAGCCGCAGCATAACCGCGTCAATCTCAGGCATCAACATAATGTAGGAGTCAAGATATTCATTATCAATCCGTGAACCTAACCACGGTTGTTCCTTGAATTCGTTGTGCCTTTGGCTGTTATCATCCCATCGAACACTGTACTTGGTGTACTTTACATTGTACCTACTTGACATATCCTTGTAATTATTGTACAAGGACTTGTTTACATACCACAGTAGTTTGCCCGTTACAGCCATCTGTTCGGCCATCTGACGTTGATTTTCCAATACCTTCAACAGTGTTTCAGATAAAAGGTCATCACCCTTGGTGGTATTCTTCATCAATCCGTGTGCGTACCGCCGCCAAGTGTTGTAATGTTTGGAAATTTCTATGTCCAACTGTGTTTTTATTGTGGTAGTATCACATTTCTGTCGCAAATTTGCACCAAACTTTGTATATTTGCAAGACATGAGGCACATTTTGAACGAAATAATACACGACCACTTTGCAGGGGTTGGTGATTTCGCCTCTCAGATGGGGGTGAGTCGTTGGACTGTACAGCGTTGGAAGGCTGACCCCACAAGCATTCGTGTGAAATACCTGATGAATATCAGTAGATTGACCGGAATACCAATAGAGAACATTGATTTAACAAAATAAATTCAAAAATGGCAACCAATTACACACCAAAGGACAATAGTGGTGTCCTTTTCTCCAACAAGGACAAGAAAAATGAAAAGTCACCTGACTATTCCGGCAACGTAGTCATCAACGGGCAAGAGTTACGCTTGGCCGGATGGCTCAAAGAGGGCAAAAACGGAAAGTTTATATCACTTTCGGTCAGCGTAGACAACAAAACTGAGAACAAACCAACACCAACTGTGCGTCTGAATGACGAGTGGGAACTGTGATTGAGTTTCTTCCCAAGCAGAATGAGTGTTTACGCGCTTTGTCGTTGGATGAAGCGCACGAAGTTGTGCTGTTCGGTGGCGCAGCCGGTGGGAGCAAGTCATTCACCGGTTGCGCTTGGCAGGTAATGAGGCGGTTGAAGTATCCCGGAACACGTGGTTTGATTGGCCGTTCCAAACTTGATAGCCTAAAAAAAACCACCCTGCGCACATTTTTTGAGGTAGCCAAGATGATGGGGTTGATTAGTCAGGTTGACTACAGGTTCAACGGTGTGTCCAATACAATCATTTTCTACAATGGCAGTGAGATTATCTTGAAGGACTTGTTCCAATACCCATCAGATGGCAATTTCGACTCATTAGGGTCATTAGAAATCACCGATTGGTTCGTTGACGAGGCATCTCAGGTGAACCGGCGCGCCATTGATGTACTCCGGTCACGTGTCCGGTACAAGTTAGTTGAATACAACCTTCAACCCAAAGGTTTGCTCACGTGCAATCCTACCAAGGGGTGGTTGTATCAAGAATTTTATGCCCCTTGGCGCGACCAATGTTTGCCTTCACACTATACTTTCATACAGGCCAAGCCTTCAGACAATCCGTACTTGCCGCCATCCTACGAACGCACGCTGTCGCTGCTTCCTGAGATGGACAGACGCCGTTTGCTTGAGGGCGATTGGGAATATGACGAGGCAAGTGACCATTTATTCAAGACTAATGACGTGTTAGCGTGCTTCAGACAACCCGAAATAACCGGAACACTGTATATTACAGCAGACATCGCGCGTCTTGGTAAGGACAGAACGGTGATTTGCGTGTGGCGCGGCCTGTCGTTGGTGGACATTTATGAGATGAGAAAGGCAAGAGTGACTGAGGTATCACAGAAGATACTACAGTTGATGACCAACCACGCCATACCGGCCAACCAAGTAATCATAGATGAAGATGGAGTTGGTGGGGGCGTCAGTGATATAGTGCGTGGTTCGCGTGGATTCCGCAATGGTTCCAAGGCAATACACCCGTTGAGGTTTATCAATCTCAAGGCTGAGTGCTATTTCAAGTTGGCTGAGTACGTTGAACAAAGCAAAATTGTGTTCCCTATGGCATTCCGTGACGTTATTGCTAAGGAATTGGACATGATACGCCGGTCAAAACCTGATGCCGACACCAAGTTGAGCGTGATAGGCAAAGATGAAATCTCAAGAGAACACGGTGTTTCACCGGATTATGCTGACGCTATCATGATGAGGATGTACGTTGAGTTGCGCCCCAACTACGGAAAGTACAGCTACATATGAGAAAGTTGATAACCATTCGTGGTTCTATCAGCATCTGATTTTTTTTTTCATTCTATTGTACAGATTCTGTGACGCGTAAGTGTTCAGGTTGAAAACTTATTTCGCCGGGTGCGGATTTGCACCTATATTGCGCCCTGTTATGCAAAGGCGTAGCAAGTTTTAAGCAAAATTGATGCAAAATGGTGGTAAAGTCAGCCATTCCGAACACTAACTGATATGAAAGGGTGTGTAAGGCCAAGACTTTCGACATAAGGTGGTGTCGTAAATCACACAAAGTTCATTGACGTACAAGCGAAACACAGCAACAACGCCAACAGGGGTGGCCTATGAAGATGTAGGTGCGGTTCGAATCCGCTTGTTGCGCTAATTAAAACCCAATAAACCCATGAAAACTTCAAAAATTTCAGCCGGTATGTACACCGGATTGTACAAAAACACGCGTTTCACTATCTATTCCGATGTGTACGATGGCCGTTCAACTAAGGAATGGGCATACACCATCCAATTAGAACACGGTGTTACAACGCCTGACGACATTTATCCAACCAAAGCAATGGCACTACACGCTGTTCAGTGCGAAATTGACAACAAGGTTGCCAAAAGCCAAGCGGCATTATACCAAACCATTGCCGCGTCTGCCTCTTATCAAGTTTCGTTTCAGCAAAGTGGTGTAAGTATGGACATTGCCTGTTACGATGACTACAAACTTGCCTCACCGCCGGAATCAGACCTGTGTAAGTATTGTGATGAGGATGAATTGCGTGATATAGCACGCGACAAGTCTGCTGAGTATTACAAGGAATGGCAGCAGGATGTGGACAAAATCACTGCCGCTATCAAGGCTCTACACCAAAAGGTTAGGGGTGAAGGCTTTGAATGGGATGAAATGTATGCCTTTGTAGGTGAGATTGAGAACGAACTTGTTGCGTTTCATGACGCAATAGAGGTGGAAGTGTTCAACGATGTCAAAGATGATGCAGGCCTATGCCGCAACTGTCACGAAATTGATGAAGCGGACATGCGTGATGACGACTAAAATTCAAAAACCCCAATTTTTTCAATAGTAAACAATCAAAAACCCAATTTTTTTTATGAAAACCTCATTAGTATCAACCGCCGCAGTTACGCGTGCAATCGATTCATCAAAGGATGCATCAATCTATCAAAATCAACTTGCAAATGACTTGCAAAAACTGCTTGAAACCGGTATGGACACCCTTTCACGCTTGCGTTCTCACCACGTTGAGTTGTACATGTCGGCAAACAACTTGGAAATGACAATGTCTGAAGTGGTTGACAATCCTCAAACACTTGAATTACCAACGGATGAGTCACTTGAATCCGTCAATCAGCATCTGTGCTTTGAA